CTCTTCCTTTGGGCAACACTCCCAAACATCCAGGAGGCCATAAAGGTCATGGAGGCGTGGGGCTTCCAGTATAAAACGGCTGCGTTTGTCTGGGTGAAAAAGACCAAAAAGGGCGCCAATTTCTGGGGAATGGGTGCATATACACGCGCAAATGCGGAGGTTTGTCTGTTGGGCGTGTCCAAGGGATTCAAAGCCTCCGAAATGATCCGGGCCCATAATGTCCACCAAATCATTGAGGCCCCCATCGAAAAGCACAGCAAAAAGCCGGACGAAACCCGGCGGCGAATCGTCCAGCTTGTCGGAGACGTACCGCGGATCGAGCTGTTCGCAAGAGACCGGGCCGACGGCTGGGACGCCTGGGGCGATGAATGCCATGGAGAATGAACACCGAGGAGGTGAAAGCATGAAATTCGGGAAAGCCTTTGCAATTTTCGCAAACATCGACAGCCCGGATTATACCGACGAGGAGAAGGGGGCGGCCATCCTCCAAATTTTGAAGATGGAGACACACAACAGCGTCCCCAAGGCCGCCATGCTCAAGGTCATCGACTACCTTTTGCGCCTGGCGTTCGACGTGCCGGAGCCGGGAGGGGACGACCATGTATAAAAATACAGAGGGCTACGCAGACCCCACAGCTGGGGAGGCCATGGCGAACATCGGACGGGAGGAGCGGCAGCGCGAGGCGGAACGCCTCGCGGCCATCGGCGACCTCATGCCCATCATCCGGCAGACGGCGGCCCTGGCCGGCTTCGAGATCGTCAACCGCATCACCTTCCGGGACAAGGCCACCGGCAGGGAGTACAGATAGGAGGCGGGCAAATGGGGAAGCAAATCACCGTCACAATGCAGATACCGGAGAATGAGACCGCAAAGAGGATCGCCGACCTGTTCATGGGGCGGGAGGAAGTTTCCTTCATGCGGGACATCGCCCCCATACTCTTGGAAGAATACATATTTCAGGAATTGGACGAACGCATGTATATGAGGGCGGAGCAGGACATCATCAGGGCCCTCGAAATCGCAGGGTGGGCCGGGTATAACATGAAGGGCGTCCCTCGCTTTGGCGGGACCCTGGACGGGACGCTGGCCGTGGTAGATTGGATATACATGCGGATGAAATGGGTATGACAGGGATTAAAAAGGAGGACACACGACCATGATGAACAAATCCGAAATCGACTGGTGTGACTTTTCCTGGAATCCAGTCACGGGCTGCCGCCGGGGGTGCGAATATTGCTACGCCCGGAACCAGGCCCGCAGGTTTTCCGGGGACGTGCGCGTCAACGTCACAGACCCGCAGATTCACGCGGAGGACGGACCGGCCGGGAAGATTTACACCCTCCCGCAGCCGTTCAAAAACAGCCGCGGCACGACGATCCCCCACCCCGCCGGCTTCGAGCCGACCTTCCACGAATATCGCCTGGGGGACCCGGCCAGAAAGAAAAAACCCGCCTCCATTTTCGTGTGCAGCATGGCCGACCTGTTCGGCCCGTGGGTGCCCGACGAATGGATCGCCCGCGTGTTTGAGGCGTGCAAGGCGGCCCCATGGCACAATTACATGTTTTTGACCAAATACCCGGAGCGATACGCCGCCCTGGCGAACGCCGGGGAGTTGCCAGACGTCCACGAATGCCCAAATTTCTGGTATGGCACAACGGTCACAAAGGCCGGAGACAGGGCCTTCACGTCGGCGGTGACATATCACACGTTTTTGAGCATCGAGCCCATCAGCGGCCCCATGGACGCGGGCCTGGGCAGCTTCGGCGGGGCGGAATGGGTCATCGTCGGGGCGGAGACAGGCAACCGCAAGGGCAAAATCACCCCAGAGCGCGACTGGATCAGGAACATCATGAAGGCCGCGACCATTACCGACATCCCCGTCCTGTTGAAGGACAGCGCGGAGCTTCGGGCCGTTTGGGGCGACGATTTGATCCAAGACTTCCCCCCGGAGCTTCAGCCTATGCCGGAGGACAACAGCATCCCACACTGTAAGGAGTGCGACCAGGCAGAGGTCGAGGCCCAGGGCAAGCGGGGGGAGAAGATCACCTGCAGGGCGACCAGGCAGCACGCCCGCGGCAGATACACCCGCAGCAGCCCACCGTGGTGCCCAAAACGCAGAAAGGACAACGCAGAATAGGAGGATTTACCTATGAACAGCAGAGAGAGCCCCGGCATTGTGGCCGGTCAGATCGCCGTCGTTGGCGTGCGCATGTTGGACATAGCCATCGAAAAGGGCGTCGCCGCAGGCGTCAAGGCCGCGACCGACCGCATTGAGGAGGAGCGCAAGAAGGAGCGCAAAGGCCGCTACGACCGCCGCCTCCACAATACCCGCCTGTTGTTGAAAAATTACCGGGTATTGAAGCACCACGCCCTCGACGCTGTCCACACCGGGGCGCGGGCCAATGAGGTCATCAGCGAAAACGCGGTGGACATTTTGGACGACCTTGAAAGCATGGGCTTCCGCAAGGTCGACGACCGCCTCTACATTGAGAGCATCAAGCGGAGCCAGCAGCGCACGCGCATCATCATCGAGCACATCGACGAAATGCTGCGGTATTGGCGGATTGATTGCGAACAGAGCGGCCGGGAGGAGGCCCTCCGGCGTTACCGCATCGTGGTCGACACGTACATCAGCGACGACCAAATGACGGCGGAGGAGCTGGCCCAGCGGGAACACATCGAAAAGCGGACAGTATATAAGGACATCAAAGCGGCCATGCGGCCGCTGTCCGCTCTTATTTTCGGCATTGACGGCATAAAACAGGAATAAATGCAGGTATGGCCCAGGGCGGAGCCGCAGGGCACTTTTTGGGCATTTACAGGGCAATAAGAACGTGTTAGAATTGGGAGGATGAAAAATGCCAAGGAAACATGACCACATCGACTACGAGACCAGGGCGACCCCGCGGCACATGACCGCGGACGGCGTCCCGGTTTTTTGCGCTTATGACGCCATCGTCCCATTGGAGGAGCTGCGGCCGAACCCCGGCAACCCGAACCACCACGGAACGGACCAAATCAAACGCCTGGCGTCCGTCATCTGGGCCACCGGCTGGCGGAACGCCATCACAGTCAGCAGGCAATCCGGCATGATCGTCAAGGGGCACGGGCGCATGGAGGCGGCCCAGCTTGCCGGCATGTCGGAGGCCCCGGTCGAATACCAGGATTATGACAGCGAGGCGGAGGAATGGGCCGACCTGATCGCCGACAACCGCCTGGCGGAGTTAAGCACCCTCAACACCGGGGAGCTGTTGGAAATGGTCAACGAAATCGACACCGGCGTCGTCCCGTTGGAAATGACGGGCTACACCCAGGAGGACATCGAGGCCATCATCGCGGCCATGGGCGGAGAGGGCGACGCGGAGGACGACGGGGCCGACGACGTCGACGCCGTGGGCACCGGCTACATCCCCATGACGAAGCCGGGGGACATCTGGCACGTTGGTCAGCACCGCGTTATGTGTGGCAGCGCAACCGACGACGCGGCCGTCGACCGGCTCATGAACGGGGAGCGGGCCCAGCTGGTCCACACCGACCCGCCCTACGGCGTTTCATATGAAACCCAAAGCGGCAAGTTTGGCATGATTAAGAACGACGACCTGGACGCCGACGCCCTCATGCAGCTGTTGACCCCGGCGTTCAAGAATTACGTCCGATATACCGACGCAGACGCGGCCTTTTACATTTGGCACGCATTCACAGCCTTCCGGGACTTCGACGACGCCATGACGGCCGCCGGGATCATGAAAAAGCAGTACATCATCTGGTGGAAGCCGGCGCCGGTCCTTGGTCATGCAGATTACCAATGGGCGCACGAGCCCTGTTTTTACGCCCAAAAGGCCGGGGAGCAATGCCGCTTTTTCGGCGACCGGGCCCAGCGCACGACCTGGAAAGTGGTCCTGCGCGGGCGGGACGGCACCGCCACCACCCTGTCCGGGGGCGTGGTATTGACCGACGGCCAGGGCGGCAAGGTGTACCTG